AGACATGATACTGACACCACCACCAACCATTGGCGTAGCAAGGACTGCTGTGGCTGCTGCACCAGCATGTTTTGGTGTAGAGAATGTTACTGTTGGAGCATTAATATATCCTCCACCAGAGGAACTTACGGTAACTACTCCAACTCCACCAGTTGTTGAGATGCCCGATGTAGCAGCCGCTCCAGATCCCCCACCACCACTAAATTTAATCGTAGGTGGAGAAGTATATCCTGTTCCTGGATTTACTAATCCAATTTGCTGAACAGATCTTAATTTGGCGTTTGTATTTGTATTGCAAACATTTATACCACTTATCATTTGAGCGACTGTTCCTATGCCAGTCACTGAACCTGCAATTCCTACCGAAGCGATTCCCACTGATGGTAGCGAACTATAACCTGCTCCTCTATTAGTAAGCCTTAAGAACCTTACGCCATTGTTTACAAGTGAAGTATTTGCCGTGGCAGTAACTCCCGTCCCAACAACATACAGAAGTTGTGCAACTCCAATAATTGTTGATGTGCCGCTTTCAGATGTTCCATCATAATCATCTCCAATCAACTCATTATCAATTTCTTCAATTCCAGTATCAATAACTTCATCTTCGATACGGAAGAGTTCACATCTCAACTCATAAACATAGTTTTTCTGTAGTTGATAAAATGGTTTTTCGTGCTCAACATATTTAATTTCAAATAATCTATCACCTAAGGGAAAATATATTAAGTCTCCTTCCTTTGGTCTGGTTGACAACTTTACATTCGATTCATTTCTCATCAAAGGAGAGATATAAGTCTCAAATCTTTCCTTTGAAATAATTAAAGTTATCTCATTTGTTGCTTGAATTCCAAATTTAGATAATAAAGTTGGATTATCTCCATAACCCTCAAAAGATTCAATATAAGCCTCTATTGGGTATGCATCATCAAATTTTGATTCTATTACTTCTTTTATAACAGTATTTTCTGTTAGATATTTGCGTGGCAAGAAGTGTACGTCTATGCCATATATCCTTAACTGCTCATTGATTAAATCCTGGACAAGATTTTGCTCTCCAGAGGATCCTTGTTGAAAAAATGGATTTAACATAATCCCTATCCGATCATATCAAGAGGTGGAAGTTCATATGTGTTAGACATTTGCTCTCTAATAATTTCAAGATCTTTCATTCCATCATCATAGATTTGTCTGCCATTCAATTCTGTTCCGCCAGGGAGTTTTACTCCTTGGAACTTGATCAGATTTTGTCCCCACTGTTTTTTGATTAAGGCCGTCAGATACCTCTTCAAAAATGAATCATTATAAACTCTAGCATGATCTGAAGGGTCTATTATTCGATAACAATCAAGAACTATACGATCATCTTTCCTAACACTACCCCAATCAATATCAAGATATAATCGATCTTGCCTCTGATTAAATCTAATCATCTTTTCCGTACTTAATGCAAAATCAATATCTTCAAGATATCTTTTAGTCATTGCATAACTAAGAATTTCTGTTGATCCTAAACCATAAATGTCATTCAGGAATAATTGATATTTAACACTGAACATGTTATTTGTTGCAGTATTAGATCCATCAAAACGAAAAATTTTGTTTACACCAATAACAGCTGGTGGAATTTGGATGTAGTTATTATTTTCTTCAAATTCAAAAGACGTTGTGCTGCCTACACTATGTGAAACCGTTGTCGTCGTTATTCCACTAACGCCTGCTGTTCCAGGACCCTTTCCCCTGTTTACATCATCCTCAGTAAATTTATAATGTAAAAAAGTTTGTATTACTCCGTCAAAATGCCTCTCATGAAAATATTGAATCGCATCATCTACTAGATCCTCAATTTGCTCGTCCGCAACATTGATTTCTAGAACTGGAGCCCCCAGTTGCCTTTTACAATAATTGATTAATTCTGATCTACTTGCTGGTTGTGCCATTTATTAACAAGTTTCCTAAGTGTATTTAGGTCTATGAGGAGATTGTATTATAAACTAATACATTTCCACGAACCAAGGGATATGTTGATGATCCAATAGTAACTAAAACATCATAAACATATCTACCTTCAGTTAAATTACCAGTTTCGGTGTCAGTTAAAGAAATTTTTATAGCTCCTCCAGTTGCATCAGGAAATCCAACTGTAAAGGTGTCTGCAGCACCAAAAGTCGCACCAATAGCAACACTTTTTGCTAATGCTGCTGCACCAGAGTATCCAGTCAAATTAAAAGCAGCATTTGCTGTAGTTTTTACATTAAAGGTGGTTGAAAAATCAGTTCCACCATAGATTGTCAAATTAGCACCATATGGTACGCCAGAATCTGGATCGAAAGTAATATTTTTAGTTGCCATCTGGGATACCTATTACTGCCATAGTTTCTTGCTGTTTATAATATAATTTGATAAAAGATTTTGCAACATTTCTAAGTTCTTCACGATCATCACAATTATCTATCTCAGACGCAAGTTTTTGGTATGCAAAACTCTTTGACAAATTTTTGAGTTCAATTGTGTCAGGATCCATTTGTTAAGCTCCTTAATAGTGATTTGATTTCATTTAAATCATCCTTCATACTAGCAACGTCAGTCTCAAGGTTTTCTATAGTTTGTTTTTCTTCATTTTTTACATTACGGCGACGTATGTAATCATTGTATTGAGACTGACTTGTATTAATAATACAGTTTGTTGTAGTATCTCTAACGAGATGAGTTTGATCCTTTACTTTATGTTTCATATTATGCGGTGGCGATAACTCTCAAGTCCTTCATTCTAGGTGGATAGGTCTGATTCGTGCTTGTCATAACAACCTTGACTCTAAACGACTTGAATGATGGAAGATTATCAGCAGTGAATGTGTATTCTCTGAAATCTAAATCTTGAGAAGCAAATCCGGAGACATCAGATACTACGTTACGGGTATCAGATTTACCGTTACTATTTTCAATAGCAATGATTTCTCCTTTATCATTTAAGTTATCAAAACCAGGGAATGGTACGAATATAGGATCAAAATTAGGAGTCTCACTAATCGCGTAGAATACTCTGATGTCCGCATAGTTGTTAATGTGAGCATCAAGTATAACCTTGAGCGAGGAAGCAGGATTTTCTAAAGTATTCTCCTTAGAAATATACTGACAAGATGTTGGATCATCATTCAAACTATTGACTCTATTATCTTGAGCATAATTTGTAATTGGAGCATCAACTCTGTTAGTTGTGAAAATCGCACTTAATCTTTGAGTGTCAATGACAGGCGAGAGGAACTCGCTATCAGTGGTAAGTTCAAGTGAGATATTCAATGAACGCTCTCCAGGGAGATCTTGCAGTGATGCTGCATTGGTCTCATTAACTCTTGAAGCAATAATTCTTGGGGAAGTAAGATAATTGCTGTTATTGAGTGTAAGAGCCTCTCTATCTTGAACAACGAATGGAAGATCGGCACCATCTGCAGAACCATCATTCAGACTTGTTCCTGAAATAGATCTCATCGTAGCATTAATGTTAGTTCCAGGAAGAGTCAGATTTTGAATCTGTGGTGTGATAATCTCATACTGCATGTTCTGAGTAGCCTTGGCGCTGAAACCACCAGTTGATTTTGTTTGATCGAAGTAAAGAATTGGGAAACTCTCTCCAGTCGTTCTGGCAATACCAGAGGTTGCCATATCAACTTTAACGTTATAAGAATCAAACGTGATTGGATTATTAACAGTAACATCGCTGAGAGCGTGCTCTTTGTTAATTCTTCTTAATGATACTCCACCAAGTTCATATTTGTAAATAGGTGTTCCTGCTGGATAATCGGTGGCGGATGTTCCATCAATCTGTCTGGTAATTCCTCCAAGAGTATTACCAGTGGATTCAGTGTAAGACAGAATCTCATCGCCAATTAACAGATAACCAGCATTAGTTGTACCAACACCAACATTTTCAAACGTTCCAAACTCAGTTGGATCATCGATACTGATATCACCCGTAGATGATGAATCATATGCTACGGAAATCTTCGTTGGAATAACGTCAGGTTCAATATCAGAAAGAATTACTCTGTTGGTCTCATGATGCATTCCATGATTCTTATGATCAACAACGATATGAAGACCATCAGAAACGGTAGTAACAGAACTGACACGAGCAGCAGCACCAACACCACCAAGGGTAGTGCCAATACCAACGCTATTGGTAAACATAATTGTGTTTCCAATACCAGTGATAAAGTCTCCCTGAACATTATCAAGAATCAGTTCATTTGTAGCGCCAATAGAAACAATAGAGAATCTAGCATTTCTTCCAGTAGCCTGATTACCAAGTCCGCTGGAAAGTTCAAGAACATCACCAACAGTGTAACCAGATCCACCACTACGAACCGTTGCAACAGCAACAACACCGTTGACAACATGAATATCTGCCTTCAGATCCTGACCCAGACCAGTTATATTGGATAATGAAGTATTATCATATCCACCACTTCCACTATGTGGAGTAAATCCAATACCAGTATTAATGAGATTGAGATTTCCAGTTGCAGATCCCGCGCTACCAACATAATTGCCAGTCGCATTAGAATTTATTTGATAAATCGTATTTCCTAGTTCGGGAACATGACTACCATTATTTGCAAAGTTCAGACCTGTTGTTAATCCAACTCTAACCTTTCTAGAGGTCAGATTGATTGGATCAGGCATGAGTGTAGGAACTTGAGCATTTCCTTCAGCAAGAACTGGACTATAAAGTTCCATGGTTCCTGAAGAAGAGAATCTTGCTCTGTTAATTACAAACTTAAGATCTTCCCACTGGCTTGGTTCCCAAGTAGAACCATTCTGAGATTTAAAGAAGGATCCAAGATCTGGTTGAGTAGAAACGAACTGATCTGTAATTTTGTCATTTTCACCAACTCTAGAAATCCAAACCTTATACTTCGTAGAAGCAGAAACTAGGACCATTGCATATTCAGTCTGTTCTTCAACGTATACTGGAGCATCAAAGAAGATTCTAGTTCCAAGATCACCGTCAGCAGACACTCCGATCTCTGAAGGAGGAAGGGTTACTTCGGAGAATGGTAAAATAGTTTCCGTTGGAATACCATTTTCCATTGTTCTCAATTGAAGCACCACTGGAATATCATTAGTATCAACTTCTGCAAAGAAAATATCAATACTAGTCAAGAATACTCCAGTATCACCAAAGACAGTGAATGACTGTGCAATAGGATCTCTACCTCTTCTTCTTCTGTTCCTTACTCTTCTTCTTCTATTTGGCCTTCTCCTTCTTCTTGATACTCTTCTTCCACCTCTCCTCCTTCTTGCGGGTCTTCTTCTTCTGACTCTTCTTCTTACAACTCTTCTTCTTCTAACACGACGAACAACGGGTTGACGACGGTGGCCGACAGAAGTATTACTCCTTCCTGGTCTTGGAGGTGTTGCAGGTGGGGATCCACCGCCGCCACCAGTCCATCTCGGAGGATCTGGTGGTGGTGGCGGTGGAGTAAATGTGGTTCCTGTCAATACAGTTGTAGTTACTGCACCAACTGCAGTAGTCGTTGTGGTTGTACCTGTAAATTCCTCACGATTAACTTGTTCTCTTTCAGCAAGAACTTCAACTTTTGCATTTCTCACAGAAACGATAGATTCTTGTACTGTTTCTAAAGTTCCAGATGCAGTATACGTCTCTGAAGCCAGTGTTAATGCTGTATTTTCATCATTTTGTTTATTATCAATAAGAACAAATGTCTTTGTTCCTGTAGTAAACTTGGGATTTGCGTTAATTCTTGGCGAAGGAATAAAGAAACTTCCCAAGATATCAGAACTTAAATCAGTGACAAGTCTATTATTTACGATTCTAGCACGAGCACCTGAAGTGGCTCCATATAAGATCATTCCAGTCTCAACATATCCAAAGAATGCTCCTGCAGGTTGTTCTGCAAGTGCTAAGGTATCAACATTAAGAATCGTAGAAGTTGCAGAATAAGTAGAAGGAAGTGCTTGTGCATCTCCTAATGCAAACAGTTCAAATTCACCTCTTTGGGCTTCATCTGATTTTGCTCCAACAGTTGATGTATATGGATTACTTGCATATATTCTTTCTGGTGCATTATATGGACCAGATTTATGATTAGGTTGACATAATCTAAATCTTATTTGCATTCCAGTTCTAAATGATGCTCCACCAGAAGAAAGACTCTTAATAGGTCTTCCAAAAACAGTTTCTCCAACCTGGAAAGATCCTGTAAGCATCTGAACTTCCAGAAGTTTTGGAATACAGAATTTGGATACGTCAATACCTTCAAAGAATGGATAAACTTGAGTTAGTGATTTGAATCCTCTACCAACAAATTCAATATTTCTAGATCTCATGAAAGAGATCACTTCTCTACTGACAGTTCTATCACCAAGACTCTCAGTTTCAAGTTGAGGAGTAATTAACTGTCTTCTACCCGTTCTAGTAGCGATACCAGTTCTGAAATTATCAGTAAATGTATCTTGGAAGGTAGTTCTAGTAGTAGCTTGGAATCTATTAGTTCTAGTTCCACCACGTTCACTGGTATTAGTAGAGAAGTTTCTACGACCTGTAACTTCTGTTCTTTGTGCTCTACGAACAGTAGTTCTAGTACCAGTCCACTGGGTTTGCCATGCATTCCAAAGAACAGGTGTCAAACCAGTTTGTGGATCAAATCCACCAAACTGTCTAGCAGCAATATCTACTGTGCTTGCATAATTGCCTTCAACATCAATAACCTTTGCTTTAATTCTAGCAGTATCAGTCCAAGTATCTGATGCTGGAGTCAGTTTAATATTTGCCCTCCAGAAACTCAACAGGAATGGTGTAACACTCTCGGTTCTGGTTGCATATTCTTGAGCAAGATATTCAACCTCTTCATAGTCTAGAGTAACAATATCTCCAGTTTTTCTGGTATTAGTTCCCTCGGGGAATATTGCCGATGCATTTAGTGTTAAATCTTCGGCTGAAGGATCAACTGGACCAACAACTAAATCAATAGAGTTTGTGTAGTGTGACGGTCTACACTCTTTATTACTTTGATCAATACTATTTTTAATAACTCTACTATCTTCTTGAGGTAAGAATGATGTAAAGTTATCTACAAAGAAACCTGATTTGAATTTGTTTAATCCAGAATTATCTGGTACAAACAAGTTAGCAGTTTCTGTTTCTAAGATAGAAAGAGAAGTATAGTATTCTAGATTTCTAATCCGATCTTCCAGTTTTCCGATGTCACGCATCGTATATCTCTTATGATCTAAGAAATGAATCGATGCATCCTCCGTATTATAGAGATATGGGGGAAGTGTGATAGTTGCAATTTCTAATGCATTATCAATGGGATCTGGTTTCTCTGGATTCTCTGCTGGATTGCCCAGTTTTACTTCAAAATCTCCTCTATCATTAATATATAATCTATCAATTCTTCCACCATAGAAAGAATAGTTTGTTACAATAGATTCATCAGAGGCTAAAATATTTGTTGCAGAATTTCCAGAAGTGGTAAAACTTCTACCTAAGAATTCAAGTGGTGATCTAGTATTTTCTGCGACAATGTAATCAGATACTTTTGGTCTAATATCAATGACATCAGTATTTCTATTTCCATTAACTGTTTGAATTTCTTTTCCATATTCAAAAGTATTATATGAATTATGTGTGGTTATGTCTCCATCGTCAGAAGCTTCATAGTATCCATTTTTGAAGTAGATTTTTAACTGCTTGGTGGGTTCTTTTGCATTAGAATTTCTAGTTAAGAAACCATAATCATAGAAAGTTGATTTCTGACCATTATTAAACGTATAATTTGCAGAAACATCTTTACTCGGAATGTCTAAAGAAGAAATTACTGCTTGTAAACCAGATTCTTCAAAGGTAACAGTTTCTCCTTCACTGAAACCAAAATCATTTAGATCAATGTAACTAAGTTGCTGATCTGCAACCTTTTCTGCAACTACAGCAATTGATCCCGAAGTCTGACCTGTAATTTTTTCTCCAATTATTAAATCGGATGTTTTACCTGTAGGACCAGAAATTGAAGTTAGGGTTAATCTGGGTGCAGATGCTTGTGCTGTATTATTTGATTCAAAAACTCCCAAAATTTCTATAATATCGCCAGTATTAAGAGAAATTCTCTCATCTTGCACTCTTGTTCCATATGGATAATTTCCATATAAAAGACCATCATTTAGAGTGGTGGCTCCAACACCAGAACCAGTTAACTTAGATGCGTTAACAATCAGAGCGTTTACTCTATTCTTTCTCTTAAGTTTTGCTTTGGGTTTTATTTTCTTAAGCGTGGTGACTAATTTTGCCTCCATGTTGGCAGACAAATCAGCACCAATATTATTAACTTGAAGAACTGTATTGCCACTGGTAAATGCTAATTTATCTGATGTCAGAACTTCAGTAGTTCCATCACGCCTTACAAGAGAGTATCTTTCCTCATCAAATGCTAGGAATGTTTCATTGTTTCCAGCAACAACACCAGAGTTTAGTTCATTGTTTGTTGTAATAACAACATCGTAAGATTTTCTAATAATCAGTTGTGCATCACTAAGATCAACATTTGAAATGTTTCTCTTTGGCATTTCTGTATATAATCTATTATCACCAGCCTCTGCTAAAGGAGTGCTAATAAGTCTTAAATCAGATACACTTACAATATTTGCTGCCCCTACTTGAGGAATTGATCCCTCGCTTACTTTTGATACTGTTGTAACACCAGTAATTGTAACTTGAGAACTACCAACACTAACAATTCTTGCTAAAGTTTGTGTTGATTGAGCAGTTGCAATACCAGTATTTGTAAATGCGAGTATATTACCAACTTTCAAATCTCCAGGGAATCTTTCTGAAATACTAGTTACCGTGCTAATACCAGTTGATTTAACTCTATCAGTAACTTGTGCTTGTCCAAAGAAGAAAGAATCTTTTTGAATAGTGTCTGCAACGAAAGTTAAACCAACTCCAACAACACCAGGTCCAACAGATACAGAAGGACCGCCGTAAATTGCCTTAACGTCAGCTATCGAGTGTCCCGTGACTGCAAGAGCAACTCTAGTATCTTCTATACCATTAAAAATAAGTGGTTCATTTTTAAGAAAAGTTCCTACGGTATCATAAAGTTTTAAGGATGTACTATCGGTTACAGTATCTCTTAAAAATGCAGTTGATCCACTATACTTTCCTTTTATAAAAGTTGGTACAGAAAGACTTGGGATTGGTTCATTTAAAGTTATATTTGTCTGTAATCTAACATCAAATAACGAAACATCCCACTGATTTACAGTGGAAAACTCTGTATCATAAGATCCTGATTCTAAAGCACAATCATATATTCTTGCCAAACCAATTTCTTCGCCGGGAGCATTTGTGCTAACACCAGCTCTTTGATCACGTAAACTTACAATATACGTATTTCCAACACCAATTTCAGGAGCTCCCTTAATATTATTCGCTCTTATAGTTACTCCTGTGTTATAATTTACTGCTTGATTTTCTAAAACAGCAGAATCTCTTGTTTTTGGAAAACTTACGTAAGCAGTATCTAAAGATCTTACTTCATATCCTCTAACAAATGCCTTTCCTGGCGCGATGGCATATAAACCAACATCATCACTTACTGGTGTTCCATCTGGAGTATTTTGTCCCGCTGGATAGACACCATCATTACCAAGATTATCATTAAGAGAATCTCTAATCTCTACTCCAAATGCAGTAACTGTATAGTCTCCAGATTCTGCAAATGTTCTTCTTGCTAATTCATCTCTAAGTAAATTAAATTGAGAAGTATCATTAACAAAATCGGTTTGAAGAACGCCATCATCAACTTTTGCAAGTTCTACAAAATTATTATCATTGAGATCTTCATAATCTTTAAATGCTAAAGTACATTTAATCCTTAATCTATCAGCACCTGGTGCTGCATAGTTATTAAATCCCTTTGAATTATCGGCAAGTGTGGGATCTTCATCAGCATTAACAATACTTTCTTGAACATTAAATCCAATTCTTCCTGTAGGAAGATTATCATATTGATCTAATATTATAGTTTGTGCTGCAACATTAACAAAATTACCTCTAATGAAATATACACCATTGTCAACTGAGAAAACAGCTCCACATGTAACAGAGTTTTCTGTTAAAGTTGACGCAAAAGATTCTCCTGCAGGAACAAAAACACTATTCTCTGGACCAGAAACAATGTTTTCATCACATGCTAGAAGTTCACCATCATTAAATTCTGATTGTGCGTTATCACCAACTCCAGATGAGAGATATGAAATATAAAGTGTAGTAATATCAAAATCACTCTGTTCAGGAGTGATAAAATTTACAACCTCAGCAGTAACACCAGTCGTAAGACCATATATTCTTTTACCTATTAACTGTGATAGGTATGCACTAACTGGAACACCTAAATGAGTTGCATTAATTGAAACACCAGTATAACCAGTATCAAAAGTGGTATTTCCTGGAATTACTTTGGCTCCCTCTTTAAATATATGAGAACCAAACTGTTCAATTTGATTTTGAAGAATTGACTGTAGTCCTGTCAGTTCCCTCGCTTGAACAGGGTATCCAGGTTTAAACAGAACCTTATAATAATCATTTGATGAATCAAAATCATCAAAATATGGTGATACATTGAGGTTGGTTTGTTGCGCCATGGTTTATTAGAACTGCAGTATAATTTTTATGTCTTCTTTTTGGTTTGAAGATCTTGTAATAGCTGGTCGGTTGTCAATATAAATTATATCTCCAGAATATTTTTTAACCTCTGGATTTGACAAACCATTTGTAAATGACTGTCCAAGGTAATATGTTCTATTATTTAGAGTGGTAGAGAGACCGCTAAATGTAGTTGAAATACTTAATCCAGAAGTCGTTCCTGCGATGCTAAAAGATCCATTTCCACTTATTGCAGTAGAGAATCTTTCCAATTCAAATCCGTATGTTGGAGACGTTTGTGACGTTCCATCAGTGTTAAATCCCGCAAGAGTTCTATCTTGCCAGTATTTTAAAACTCCAGTAACCTGGTCATAACTTATAACCCTACCTATTGCAGTAACACCAGTTCCTACTGTCTGGGTGATAGTTGAATCTGCAGTAAATGTTGCCGAACTATATCCGGTTCCAACTAACCTCATTGCATAAACTGCACTGGCTTTTGATAAGGAAAGATTTGTCGTGGAATTGTATGACTTAGGATTTTTTACAATGCCAATTCTAGAAATTTGATTTCCTGTGATAAAATCAGGATTTTCATCATCATTTTCAATTCTTGCATACATAAGTGCATTTTTAGCACCCAATTCTCTGTAAATATCTTTTCCATGTCCACCAGGTGGAGAAATTATAACTTCAAGACTTGGATTAGCCGTTCCGGTTGGAACGTTTCCTGCAACTAAATCAACACTACCAAATGAATAATTTTTACCTGGATTTGAGATTGTGACACTATCAACTTGTTGATCATTGTTAATGACTACAGTACACTCAGCATCACTCCCATCTCCTTTGATGGGAACTCTAGTATAAGTTCTATTTGCGGTTCCTAATCCAACACCTCTATTGTTTACAATAACTGTTTTGATACTTCCATCAATAGCATTATCTCTTACAGAGGCATGCTCAGTGCTAGTTTCCCAATTTAAAGGAACTGGCATATATTCAGTAGAATCAAATTTAATTAAATCAGATGGTTTTATCGTATAAAGGTACTTCCAAACATATCCATCTCCACTTGTCCCAGCAGATCTTGGTTCTAGATCAGTAAAGGTTGGTTCGTCTAGAGATGGTCTTCCATTTGGATTTTCTGGATCTGTTCCATTATCTAAACAAATATACACTCTAAAATCACTATTAATCGCATAATAATTTGCAGAATACAATGAAGTACCATTAGCATTTCTTGGAATATTTGATATACTATAGTCATGTCTATAGTAATCATAAGTTGTTCCAGAATTCCAACTTACCTTTCTGATGACAAGTTTAATGTCCTCTGAGGTAATTTTTTTCATAGCGATCATGGTATCCCATGTATCGTTAGTCTGACTAAAATTGTCCACAGGGCTGGGAGGATCATCATCCCAATCAGATTGTATATCTGTCGGGTTTGGTAATCCAACAAAAGCATAGTATGAGTTATCAGATGTAGTGACGCCAGAAACAAAATTCTTTGCGTTTAAAATTCTAATCTGATCAGTTATAATTGCAGCCATTTTGAACAGGATTTTTCTTTATTTAGTATGAATTAGGTACTATAACTTTTGACCTTTAGTGATTTTTGTCTGATCACAACAGGGCCTGTTTCAATTCCAGTAATACCATTTGAAGTATTTACTGTATATGATTGATTTTTATTTCTATCCGTAAGGAGCAGTTTGCCCCAACTATACTCACCATAGAAACTAGCAGTGGATAATCCAGTTAATCCATTCAAACTATTTACACTGACAACAACTTGAGTTACTGTAGTTAGTCCAAAACCAATGGCATCGGTTGATACTCCAGTAGTAACATGTGCCGCTCTATAAACTCCATCCATAAAGGACGTGCCAACGCCTACAACGCCGTTGTTTTCGTCTAAGGAGGTTACACCATGACCAACATTTGAATTTCTAATAACAAACAGATCACCAGTAGCAATTCCACTTGCAGATATTGCGGATGGTTGGGTAATAGCAGCATCTCTCAAGAATGAATCGGATGGAATAACAAGATCAAGAACAAGTCCAGTAACAGCAACACCTGCTATAGATGTTGTACCAATTCCGGTTATAATTCCAAAATCACCCGAATAAGCATCAATTGTATTTGTCTCAATTACGAAGGTTGGAGGTCCAATCAATACTCTAGGATGAGTTGTTTGTGCATAACCAATTCCACCCGTATCAACAGAGATAGAAGTTACAGATCCCCCAGAGATAGTCGCTGTAGCGGTTGCCCTAGAGGTTGTTCCCAACCCAACAGGATTCTGTATGGTTACGGATGGAGCACTAGTGTAACCCTTACCACCGTCTGTAATGACTATTGATGTAACTGTTACACCAGTTCCAACAACTGCCGTTGCAGAAGCTCCTACGTTCTGGGGATTATCTACAAAAACAATGTCCTTTTGGAAATTAGTGTTAACTTTATTTTCATTCTTAGCATTGAAGAATGGTTTTACATTATCAACACTAACAATTGTAGATCCAATTCCAACAGATTTAATTATATGAGTTGATGGGAAGATTCTTGCATTATAAAGATCTCTGGCCTTACTAATGTTCTTACCAGCAACAATTCTATCTTCAGTCTGTCGGCACCATGTAACAGGTCTCAACATTCTAGTTAGATCACTAATACCGCCTCCAGAATATGGATTTGTATCAACAGAACTTGAGGATGTTATCTCAGAAACTGTACGTGCATCTTCCTGTAAGAATTTATCTTGATTTATATTCAAAGGTGTTTGCTTCAGTTTTCTACTGTATCCAATAGTAAGATCATCACCAGTCTTTACAGTTTCAATAATGTCTCTGTCAACAACATCAGCTCCACCAGTTCCTCTATAGAAAATTAATTTAAAGGTATCACCTGCTTTAGGTGCCTCTTCAAAACTAAAGTTACTTCCTCCAGTGAAGAAATATGATTCTTCAGGAACCTGAAGAATATCATTAACAAAGAGTAATAAAGTATCTTGAACTTTTACAAGTGATCCAGGTGCAGATTGAATAGAGAAAGAATTTCCATTTGCACTGATTGGGAATGTCTTCGTTACTCCATCAAACAATGGAGATACATCATCAAGAACTTGAAGTTGTCCAATGGACCATGCTACAAATGTATCGGAATCAACTTCTAGAATGTCAACTTTAAATTCTTCAAAATTAGAAGATGCTGTTGTTGGTATTCCAGTTGCACCCCCAGAAGGAATGGTTAAAACTTGACCAACACCATATCCATATCCAGTGTTTGTTATTGAAAAATCTATAACACTAGATCCTTGGCCAACAACCACATCAATGGTTGCATTTAATCCACCTGATCCAGGAGAATCTTC